TGTTGTTGTACTCGTCAGGCGATGCGTATGTACTGTTGATATGCTCATGCAAATCCCAGTGCTTGCGCCAGTACTGAATCTCCAACCGAACAGTCTTGATAGGCCAGCATACCTCTGCGCGTGACACCACCCCGTGTTCACTCCGAACATGAACGGCCTCCGTTGGCCGCTCCATCGGGATGAAATTGTCCTTAACCTTACTCAGCGTAGTGTTGTTACGCTCCGCAATTAAATATGCATCTAATCCCATTACTTCTCTCCTTCTTTCCTTTGTTGAAATAAATTGGTGTCTTTGTGTCTTTGTGTCCCCCCTCCTCTATCCATTCCGTGTTTACGAGGAGTTATTTTAAAAGTCGGTTTGGGTAATTTAATCCCCTTCGCCGCCGCTCTTCGGTGGTTACGATTGGGTTTGATCATTCTCTTCCTCCTTACAAAATGCTTTCAACCCACCAGCAGCAGCCCACTCAGCCGGCGGCATGTTGTCCCTGCCCCATGTCTCATCATCAATGAGAGCGTCGATCTCATGACAAATCTTAACCAAGGCCTTAAAGGTAGGGTGCGGATACTTATGTGGACACACCCCAACAGCGGCATACGCCGCGTTGTTTAAAATGTTCATGCGTTTTCTGTAGTCACGCCATTCATACTCGTCAGTCATTCTCTCTCTCCTACTACGCTTGTTAACTCAGGATTATTGACCGACAGTACAGCATTGGAAAAACCACGAGGGGTCGCGCTCCGGATGTCCTTGGTCCGCTGGCTCTTGCCACCTAATTTCATCATCGCCGTGCTGTAACCATTGCCGTGATATCCTTCGGGATCAACAGCCACCTTGGTCGGCATCGCAAACCCGCCGCCTGTCCACAAACAAGTCTTCTTCTTATATGCATCTCGCGCCGCAATGTACTCAGGCCAGCGAGGGTGCTTCTCTTCCCCGTATGGGATGTATCCCCCGTACTCATAGGGGTGAAAGCTGTGGTCAGGCTTGCGCCACTTGGTTGCCAATACACTGACAGGGTTCTCCACAAAGTATGGAACGCCTAAGTATTCAAACAATTCCCCGCACCACCGCGCATAACTAACAGCCTTGCTCTGGAAATCAGGGTCAACCTCAGCCTTGCGCTTGAAATGCGCCGCGCCCGACACAGCCATATCTGTACAGACAGGAAATGCCATGCCAAACACCACGTTCTGATGCTCAAACAAACGATACAAACCAGCCAAATTAGAATGGTTGTGCAAATCTATATGTCGGTACTCAATCGAACCGTCCATATGCTGCTGAGAATATTCCTTGGTGATTTCATGCGGGTCATGCTGGATGTCATACGCATAGCACTCGTAGCCAGCATCAGCCCATGGCTTCAACGCCTCGCCAGTAAAGTCATACAAACTTAAAACAATGCCCTTGGTCATCACAAATCCCCCTTGATAATATTGTTGTTCGCCAGAATGTGCTCAATATCATCAACGCAGTCTTCAAACTGTTGCTGACCTAACTTAGTGTAACGAAGGTCTCCGTTTTCTTCCTGATAAATCAGCAGATCTTCCTCAATCGTAGCGGCAGCATTAAGGTACGTCATCATTAACTCTGCCAATTCAGAGTACAACTCAACGTATTGCTCAGATCTAATAATCGCCATCGTCCATAGCCTCCCATAATTGAATGTATGCATTCACGAAATTGCGCTGACAGTGAGACAGGTTGGACCCCTCTTCCAAAGCAAAATCCATGGCATCGCCAACATAATCAGCAAAACCATTCTCCTTCATCCACCGCTCGTATACAGCAATCATGTGAACACGAACCCCCGCAGTATTGCGAGGATCCGTGGGTGTGAACCAAAGCGATGGCATCAGTTCGCCCTCCAGATATCAAGAGCCGCCGCTTCAGGCATGTCGTTCAAAATACGCCGGCCATTCTTCCATGTGCCGTCCGTCACGGTAGGGTGGTACTTGCTCTGGTAAATGCCGTCCTTGCCTTGCATCTGAAACAACACATGGCTCTTTAACTTGCGCTTCAAATCACGCCGCGCCAAAAATGCCTCAACCTCCATGTTGCACCACAGTTCCAAATCCATGGGCAAACCCTCAGCAAACAAAGCACACGGCTCAAGATTAGGCATCGCCTCACAATGAGCCTGAACCTCTTTAAACACACGGTAAAAAGATGTCCGCTTGCCAGCCTTCCCAAACTCAGACTTGTCATGAATGTAAATACGGTGACATCCACCATGACCATCGTTGCTGACCTCAGCAAAGACCTTGCCATCTACCCAAAGATTAGCAGTGAAGCACAATGTCTCCTCAGACATCCACTCAGTGTACTTAATAGATTTCAATTCCAAATTCATGACAAGCACTCCAAATCAAAACGGTTGCGGACGTTCTCTAAATTCCTCTGCATAACCTCAGAGTGATTGACGGCATCTAATGTATCGTCTTCCACGCCATAACGAACGTCACAATCCCACTCGTCATGGGCATCCTGTAACGCAGAAAACAAAGACACTTGCTTGCCGGTCAATGCTTTCAAACCCAAGGACCGCGCAACAACGTCACGAACCAAATCACCACGGTTGCCATCAGCAATGCCAATGTTCTCAATCGCTGAAGTGTAATGCTCATCAGTAATAAACACACCAACAGCACACATGCCGCCCTTGCCATCACGATACGCGCAAGAACGGTTCCGCATACACGGTCCATCCATCGCGGATAAATGCTCAGATGCCTTGTTAAAAATATCTTGGAGTTTCATCTTCTATCTTCCTCTCTACTACTAGTCGAAGCATCATGCCTCACGAATCAAGGTAGACGCACCACGGCCCGATGTCAAAATGTTTCTGTAGTGACACTATAGGGAGTTGCTGGAGGTTTTGAAACTTTTTGAACTGAAAACTATTGGGTTTTGGTGTCACGAGTGTCACGAGTATACTAAAGATGAAATATTATTAAGCCCAGACAATGGGTTACACGTATAGTACATCGTGACACGTATACTTTCGGTAGTGTCACGACACTGTCACGAGTGTCACGAGTTTACCAGTTACCTCGTACTGCCCTTCCCTAGATTTTAAGGTCCAACCCGTTCCAATTCCTGTAGAGAAAACCCTATATGGAAACTTGATGAACAGCGCAGCGACACCTATAGTACCTGTAAACGTTGAGGATTATGCAATGGCATCGCTGAAAAAGAAGATCGAGGCTGCGCACGATAGAACCCTGACACCAAGGCAAATGACGTTTGGGCGTCACGTTGTGGAAGGCATCTACTCTAACGCCGAGAGCGCACGAAAGGCAGGGTATGCCAAGGATGTGGCAAACGTTACCGCCTCAAAACTGCTGAACGGGCGTGACTATCCACATGTGCTTGAGTACATCCAAGAGATGCGCGATGAAAGAGAACGCCGGTATGGGGTGTCCACTATCGGACAACTGCAACGCCTACACCAGCTATCTGAAGGCGCAGAAGAGGCGGGTCAATTCTCTGCCGCTATTAATGCTGAAAAGATACGGTCGGCACTTGGGGGTCTGACTGTAGACAGGCGGGAACAAACACACACCATAGACCAGATGTCCCGTGATGAAATAGTGAGCCGTCTGTCGGATCTACAAAAGAAATTCCCACAGGCGTTTGTGATCGACGCTGACTTTAAGGATGTGACCGATGTCGAAGGGACCAGAAGCAAACTTTTGGAACACGATAAGGCAGAACTTGCCTCCGAAGACAGCGGCAACACGAATTGAAAACGTGCATGGGGGAGGTGTTCCTGATGTGCATATGGTTTGGGATGGTCTGCCCTTCTGGCTAGAATTGAAGGTAGCGAAAAGTAATGCAGTCGGCCTCCGATCCCATCAGGTCGCGTGGCACATGCAGTATTGGTCGCGTGGGGGCCTGTGTTTCTTCTTGGTTAAGAGCCTCTTGACCAAGGAACTACATTTGTTTGACGGTGATCAGGGTCCATGCCTCATGGAGCGCGGCCTAAAGGGCGGCACTGGTCAGGTGTACGCGAACCCTGCGGCTTTGTTCACGGCCCTGCGCCC